CTAACAAATGTTAGAAATGGAGAAAATCATGACCGAACGAATGATGCAAGATTATTTGAGAACTTTATTAGTCCTACTTGAGCATGGCAAAACAGACGAAGTTATTAAAATTTTACGAGAATCAACTTAAACCCCTTTTGGGGTTTTTTGTTTTCTGTTTATCCCCGACATTCTTTTATGATAGTTCCAATAAGCGAAAGCGAAAGCGAAACGCAAGCGTGTGCGTGAGCACCGATTGGCGAGAGTCCCCATGTTATTTTATGAGTGTTATAAACCAAAAACGCATTTATAAAGTTACATCCCTTTATAATCAAGGACTTAGGTGTATTGTAGGTTATTTTATGTAATTTTTGGAGAGTGAATGGCTCTAAATGTTATTTCGTGCACAAGATGTAGTGCAAAGCAAAAATTATACATAATTGCATTTAGGTAGCTATATACCATTTTTTTATGATAACTTTATAAAATAACATATAAAATAGACATCTAAGCCTTGTACTATAAAGGTTTATATTGTTATTGTTTTTTGCACAAATTACACGAAATAACATACAAACTACCCCACTTTTACAAAATAACATGTGGTATACTCTCATAACATTGCATTACTATACGAAATAACATGGCATGCAATTTTGTAAATTTACAAAATAACATTAGGAAATAACATGGACTACGAAGCAATTTTAGGTGTTGATGATGTGCAACTTTATACAAAACTAAAGGACTTGGACTATTCAGGCTACGAGAAAATACGCAAAACAATCCAATCGTATGCAATGGATGCAGGGAGTAGCCGAGTCAATTTCAATGTGTTTTGGTCACGCAAGATGGCGAAGTTCTATCGTGATTTCAACTACAACATTCCCGAAAGTGATAAAGGTAGTGCGCCATACAGTCGCAAGCAACGCAGAGCACTTAACGACAAGATGCGGATAAAGCAGAGGAAGAACCTAACAAAGTTAGAAACCAAAGAACAACCCGAGGAAGAAGGCGAGTGGATAGAGGGTGAGTTCTACCCTGCAAGTTCGTTCCAAGCACTAGTGCCAAAAGATTTGACATAGACCACTAATTGTGGTACAATATAGTTATAGTATGAACTTTATCTATAACAACGCAACCACAGGGAGAACCTAATGAAAGAGAGACCAGCAAGCTGGGCTAACAAATGTTAGAAATAGCAGTAAACGACCTTATCAAGATTAAGAACAAGTGGTATCAAGTGTGGGACAAAGGACAGAACAACATCATAGTGCGTAGCCAATGCGAACAACACTATATGCTCACAGTCCATCGGTCTTACCTTGATACGCACAAGTTACCAATAGTGAAGGGCAACCAATGAAAGATGACTACTTGGTAATGCACAGGGTTATGAGCAAAGAGTGGGCAAAGTATCAGAAGGAGAATGTGTGGGGTAAAGGCTACACAGGGCATACCGAGATAGCCATAAAGCGGACATACGAGCAAGCGTTCATGGCGGGGTTCTATTTGAAATTAACTAAGGGAGAGGAAACCTAACAATGTTATATGGCTTTGAATGTGCATGTGGTGAAGAAGTAGATGTAAGGCGTATCAAACTAGGTTATACGACATGTTTATTGTGCGGTGATAAGGAAGCTAGGGAGCGCAAGTTTGTGGTACAGATTCCCTATTCCAAAGGCGCTTATCAATATATACATGACCCTAAGGACTTAAGCATTACCAACCCAAAGAGGACAACATAATGGACTTAATAGAACTAGCAAAGCAGATAGAGCATGACCCGTTACGCAAAGCATTTATTTTGACTGCGGTGGAATCGTACTCTCGAAGTGTAATCAATGACCCGACAGACTGGGGGGTGAACAAGCAAGTATGGCAGTCCATAGCCAAAGAAAACCTAACAATGTTAGCTCAAAGTAGGGGTGAGAAATGACAATAAATGATGCGGTTGGGCAAGAGTGGCGAAACTTTATAGACGAGCTAGAGAAGAACAATGCTGCTGTGTACAAAAACTTGTGGATGAAAGCACCAGCAAATGACCCGAAAGTAATAAGCGAGGACTACCAGCAATGGCGATTCCTAGTACAAGGTGCATTTCTTGCGGGGTATTTCAAGGGTAAAGAGAAGTTAATAACAGGGGAAAACTAATGGGCTATCGAAGTGATGTGGCTGGAGGGTTTAGCGTAGATGCGTATAACTATCCAGCGACTAAAGAAGAAGGTATTGCCAAGTTCAAGGAAATGATTGGGTTTATAAAGCTATCCAAGTTCTATGAGTTGATGATGTCAAACGAACAAGACCAAAAGTGCATAGGGTGGGATTGTGGGCGGTTTGTATTCCATGCAGAGAATTGGAAATGGTATCCCGACTATGATGCGGTGCAAGCGTGGAACGAGTTATGGAAACAGATGCAAGCGGTGGAGGGTATATCAGGGTTATTTAATCGAGTCGGTGAAGAAACGGATGACATCGAGGAGGATAACTTTGGTGATGATGTGGACTTTGATATGTTTTATTGCCGTTCAATGTTATGTTTTGAAGCAAGCGGGTTATTAGGTAAACGCAATACGGATGTGGAAGCGAACCTAACAATGTTAGAAATGGAGTACCACAATAAAGGAGAAGCAAATGAGTAAAGAGTTAGCACTAGATGTAATGGACATTGACTTAGATGCAACCGATGCGTTCTATACCTTTGATGAAGAACAAGGCAACATCTTTAATGATGATGACCGAATGATTTTCATTGAAGCCTATACACAGGGCATGGAAGCGATGCGAAACGAAGTTCTAACATTGTTAGGAGAAGTGATATGAGATACCCAAGCAAGACTTTAGTTAAAAATATTACGCCAGTAGCACGGACACTATCCGAGGCTAAGCGTGATGCGAGATACGCATGTGCTATTCAGACTTTTAAGTCAGATGTAAAGCTGACGATGGAGTTCATTGAAGGTGCGGTGCTAGGTGCGTTGATTGTGGGTGCTGTGGTAGCTGGAGTGGGTGGGTTAATTTACTTTTTTGTGAAGGGATAAATCATGTTTGGATATGCGAGAAACTCAGGTATTCCGTTTTTGCGTGGCTATATTGAAGCATCCGAGTACTACAACAAAGTTAAGCCCATTAAAAGTAAGGGCAGAAACAACGGACTTGTACCACTAGGGCGCAGGGGTTCGACATACTACTCAATGGAGAAGTGGAGTAACAACTCTATTGCGTGCTGTTATAGCGGACAACCCGTAGTAATTTTTAATCCTGATAACACAGTAATGATTAGAGATAGTAAGTACTCGACCATTAGTGCAGGGTATTTTATTGCGGACATCCTACCTAGAACTAATGCGTATCAGAAAGACTACAAGTTAGTGGTAAATAGTAACGGCAAGGAGTATGCAATCGAGAGGGGTGAAGGCATGCTCTTTAAGTTTGTAAATGCAGATGGCACGATTGAACCAGTCAATGCGACTCGTAGTGTGGTACATCATATTATTAGGAGTGAAGCTAACAAAGTTAGGAAACAGTACGCAGAGTTTAGGTCTTACTTGTTAGGTGCAACCAAGGTGCGTGATGGCATGTTTAGCGATGATGAGTTCAAAGCGGTGTTTGGTGTGGAAAAGCGTAGTAGCGAGGATAACACTCACCATTGGGAATACATCAATATGCCTGACTGTACCCCCGACCCAAAGTCTACTGAGCAACTCTTTAGCTTGATTGATTCGGGTAATCCCGAGGATGCAAATAAAGCGGTGCTTACCTTGGCATTGGGTAGTGGTACTAGACACTATCGCTTTAATTCGTATAAGACATCGGCTGAGCAGATAAGCAGAAAGCTAGATGAGTTCTTGTTTGCAAAGAATAAGGACACAGTCTTTAAAGTAATTGGGTTACCCGAGGGCAAGATTCTCAAGGACAGATGGGGGTATATGTTTGGCAAATAACTTGACTAAGGTATCTAATTGTGGTACAATATATGTATAGTGGTAGAAGTATGTAGTGCAAGCGAACCTAACAAATGTTAGGTTTTTTAATCGTAGTCTTATGTATAACAAAGTAGTAGTAAGCAGTTTAATCATCTGGTAAACAACTTTAAGGAAAACAAAATGGCAGATATTCAATTTGGTAGAACAGTAACTCTTAAGCAAGCATCCGAACTTATCCTCGCAACCCCTGAGAATCGGTATATGTTGCGTGGCGAGCCAGGCATCGGTAAATCATCTCTACTTAAGATGCTAGGTGCAATCCTACCCGACCATGAGATTGCATACATTGATGTACCTAACATGGACTTGGGCGATATTGCTATGCCAGTCGTAGACCATGAAACCAAAACTACTGCGTACTACCCTAATCGTAGGTTCAAGGTTCATACAGGTAAGCCAGTCATAACAATGTTAGATGAGTTCACCAAAGGTGCTGAGCCAATTAAGAATATGTTGCATCCGATGTTGGAGAAGGCTAACCCAAGATTGGGCGATGTATCTATCAACCCTGAATCTATTGTATTTCTCACAGGCAATCTAAATAGTGATGGCGTTGGCGATAACATGAAAGCGCATACTCGCAATCGTATTGTTGAAGTAACAGTACGCAAGCCAAGCGCAGACGAGTGGTTAGACTGGGCTATCAACAATGGCATCGAGGCTGAGGTTTGTGCATGGGTGCGTCAGTTCCCACAGGCGATGGCTAGCTATACCGATGAGGGTCAGCAAGATAATCCGTACATCTTTAACCCTAAGAAAGTACAGACAGCGTTTGTATCGCCTCGTTCATTGGAGACTGCATCTAACATTGTTAGAAAGCGCGGTTCTTTAGATAACGAAACTATCATCAATGCTCTTACTGGCGCAATCGGTGAAGCCGCAAGTCGTGATATGCAAGCGTTTATTGAGTACTCAGACCAGTTACCAACTTGGGAAAGTACCATCCAAAACCCTAAGACTGCGCTAGTACCTACAAGTGCTGGTGCTTGTGCGATTGTGGTATTCGGTGCGATTGCTAAGGTAACTAAAGACACGATTGATGACTTTATGACTTATCTCGAACGCTTTGAATCCGAGTGGCAAGCGTGCTTTGCTATCAATATCGCTAAGTCTAGTAGTAAGCAAGCGATTGCATTTAGTAGCCGTAAGTTTAGTGACTGGGTAGCTAAGAATGAGGACTTACTCTAATGGGTAAGAAGCGCAACGCAGTAGAACGAGAAACAGTAAGCCGAGAACGAATACGACAGATACAGATGCGTGCATTGGGAAAGATGAGACGCATTTTGTTGGAGAAAGGTTATAAGTTCGAGGATTTTTTTGATGATTCTAAAGGAGAAGCAGATGGCAGACGACAAGCAAGAACGCAGATTGAAGAAGACGAAAATTAGTCTAATGCGTAACCCTGAGTTTGCATTTTGGTCAGGCATATTGATGGTTGGTCGTACTAGCGTACGAGATGATATCCCAACTGCATGCACTAATGGTCGAGATGAAATGTATGGTCGAGAGTTCATTGCAACATTGGATGACCGAGAGTTAGCCTTTGTGGTGTTACATGAGAATATGCACAAGGCGTATCGGCATCTATTTACATGGCGCAAGCTATTCGATGAAGATAAGCAACTGGCAAATGCGGCATGTGATTATGTAATCAATCTACAACTGAAAGACTTAGACCCAAGCGAGAAAACCATAGCTATGCCTAAGAAAGATGGTAAAGCGTATGGCTTAGTAGACGAAAGGTTTAGAGGTCTTAACGCTAAGCAAGTATTCGACATCCTAAAGGAAGAAGGATATAGCGGTGGTGGTGGATTCGATGAGCATGATTGGGATGGTGCAAAGGACTTAACCGATGAGGTCAAGAAGGAGTTAGGCAAGGAGATTGACCAAGCATTGCGGTCAGGTGCGATTGCGGCTACTAAGCTACATGGTAAAGGTGGTGGCGGGATGAATCGTGAGATTGAATCCATGCTTGAACCAAAGGTGGATTGGCGTGAACAACTGCGTGAATTTGTTAAGTCAGTTTGTAGTGCCAAGGATACATCTTCATGGCGCAGACCTAATCGTAGATATCTCGCTGGTGATGTGTATATGCCTAGCATGATAGGTGAGAAGGTTGGACATATTGCGATAGGTATTGACACGAGTGGCAGTCAAGGTGCTAGGGAGATTGCCGAGTGTATCGCCGAGGTCAAGGGTATTGTGGATGAAGTAGCACCCGAGAAGATTGACCTAGTGTATTGGGATGCAGAGGTTGCAAACCATGAGCAGTATGAAGGTTCGGCGATAACTAACATTGTTAGTGATACCAAGGTAATGGGTGGCGGTGGCACAGACCCAACATGTATGGCTAAGCATCTGAAAGACCAAGGTATTAAACCCGAGTGCATTATCAATCTAACTGATGGCTACATCGGCGATTGGGGTACAGATGATGAATGGCAGAATGTGCCGATGCTATGGGCAATAGTCGGTGGGGGCAATGCAGTATCCCCTATTGGTAAGACGATACGAGTAAAGGATTGATATGAAGAAGTGGAAAGAACAATTTAACAAGGACTATCAAATTGAAGATGAGATTACTCGAGGTACTGCGGAGTTTTTCTACGAACAAGGCTGGACTAAAGCCCTCGAAATGTTGGAAGCCAGTTTACACAACGAACACAGAAAGGTTAGCGAAGATGAGCTCTAAATGCGTAGTGAATATTGGATTCATGAAGTATGTTGTAAATGCTGAAGACGCTATTACTTTGTGCGGGATATTAAGTAAAGCAGAAAGGTATGACGACAAGTACCACAGGGTTGAAAACGATAAGCCTAGCTTTCATACATACCATGTATGGGAACAGGATACCCAAGAAGGTGTAGTTCAGTTTAGCTTGTTACCCGAAGGTTTGTATCGTGTAGCAAAAATGGCTGGTAAACCACAGGAAAGGTAACAAATGTTAGAAATGGGAAGAAGCGAGTATGTAGCGTGGCACTTGGTAGCTTTTCTATCAGGTGTAATTGTCGGTGATATTTTAATCAGAATGGGAGTAATACTATTATGAGCATAGCATCTAGCGCAGTATTGGTAGAGTTAAACATTAGTGTTTGGCCCGCTAATAAATTAGACAAAAGTGCAACCGAAGCGGTGATTGCGGATAACTCAGCAGGTAAAAACTCAGCACAGGTACGCAAGAACTTACTGGCTGGAACCAGTTTGCGTAAAGACATTAGCGACTTTGCCGCAAGTGTGCGACTGTATAACAACAAGGTAACTTTGCCTTGGGCTGATAAGGGTGGGCGACTGTTACCGACATCTATGTTTATGGACTACAAGCAGAACATGAATGTAAAGCAAGCGCACTTTAACTCGCTTACACAAAAGCTATATGACAACTACGATGCGCTAGTACAGACATCGAAGAACTATATGGGCAGTTTGTTTAACGAGCAGGACTATCCGCCGATTGAAGAAGTCAAGCGTAGGTTTGGATTCCGCTTGGTATTTAGCCCATTGCCTGAGGCTGGAGATTTTCGTTTGGATATCCCTAACTTAGATATGCAAGAGATAGCACAGAAGTACGAAGCAGACTTTGCACAGCGACTAGAGGTGGCGATGCGTAAGCCTTGGGAAGACTTGCATACTCTGTTATCCACAATGAGTGGCAAGCTAGCGGATGTAGATGGTGAGGATAAGAAGCGGTATCATGATACCTTTGTTACCAATGCCCAACAGATGTGTGCCATGCTGACTAGCTTAAACATTACTAATGACCCTAAGTTAGAGGAAGCTAGGCGTGCCTTGGAACTAACAATGTTAGGTGTGGACATCGAAGATATCAAAGAGAATCCGCATACTAGAGTAACTGTTAAGTCCAAGATTGATGACATCCTCGGCAAGTTTGATTGGTAACAAGAACATAAGGAAAAGAAAATGAGTGAGCAAAGTTATATTGAATTGACCCTACCTAACATTAGTTATGACGAGATGGAGAAATCAAGTCAGCGTAAGGTAGCAGGGGTAAGTAAGTTTATGTATCCGTTGGTGCAAGCGTTGGCGGTTAAGCATCCTGAGTGGACATTCGTAGGCACTAGCGCTAACCGCCTTGGTCAAGAGACAATAGAGATTACGCAGTTCAAAGTACTAGAGAAGCGTGAACAGTTAGGTTCGTTGAGAACAGAATGGTTTGGTCGTAGCTATGCGTATGGTATACACAATGACCGTATTGGACAGGAGTTACAACGAGGTTATGCTAAGAAAACTACTAAGGTAGATAAAGCTATCAAGCTAGTGGAAAAGCATTTCTATACCAAGAACTTAGTAGAACGATATACAGAATCTAAGCAAGTAGCAGACCAAGTAGTAGGTAGGTTTGCTCAGCGCAAGAACCAAGAGATGCAAAGTAGATGGCGTGCTTTGGATAGGGCTATTAAAGAATATATTACGCTTAACTTTGATTCGTTCAAAGCAATTCTTACAAACAACGAAGAGGTAAAGATAGCCAACGAGATGCCCGATTCTATGAAAGAAGCGATGTATGTGGAAGATGTATACAAAGCGTTTAGAACCAATAGCACTTATAATGTGGTGCTTATGGGTATGGACTATATCGTAGGCGAAGGCGATGAGATAACCGTATTGCCAAGCGATAAAGTACCTGAGCTAATTAGACGCAGACTAGGGTTACTCAAGCTGGTGCAAGATGGCTTTGTGATTGAAGGTACTGGTGCTAGGGTAAACGAGAATACCTATGTCATACTAAAAGGAGAGTAAAATGAGTGAACCGAAAAAGGTCAGAGGTAAAGGTAAGAAGCCAGCATTGGCTAGTACGAGTATACGATTGATGCCTGAGGTAGTAGAGTTTTTCAAAGCCAAGTATGGGCGAGGCGCACAGGCTAAAATGCGTGAGGTATTATCAGAGTATATGAAGGCGCATACTTAACAGTTTTTCCGTGAGGTTGTACTTTAAGGGGGCTATATGCCCCCTATTTTTTTATCTATATATAGATATTGACAAAGTCTAAAACCATGTTATAGTTATGGCATGGCATCTACACCCGAATCAAAAGTAAAAGCATCTTGCGTTAAGCTACTCAAGGCTAACGGCGTGTATTACTTTTATCCCATTGCCAACGGTATGGGTCGTGCGGGTATCCCCGATATTATTTGTTGCGTTGCTGGTAAATTTTTAGCCATCGAGTGCAAGGCTGGCAAAGGCAAAACAACTGCGTTACAAGAACGAGAACTGGCTGCCATTAAAACTGCTGGTGGTACTGCGCTAGTCATAAACGAATCAAACCTAACATTGTTAGAAACAACCATTAAGGAATTGCTATGAGTGATGAGTTTTGCACAGGAGTAAAGATATTACTTGCCCGAATGGAAAGCAATCCTGAGGAATTTGGACTAGGTGTATCAAGCGGTAGACAATTACCTAGATGGCATCCAATCGTTCAAGGTGTTATTAAAGCTAAGCTAGAGAACAAAAGCAATCACGATACGCTAACCCCTGCCGAAGTAGATGCTTTGTATGCAGGGTTAATCAGCGTCAGACGCAAGCAGTTTGACGAATCAATCATGCGGGAACTTCTTGTAGATGAGGAACTATCATCTTCTATTGCGAAAGCGCCAAAAACCAAATTGCGCCTAGACGGAACGAAAGCACCTTCACTAGAAGACATAAGAGCCTTACGCCTTCCAAACGGCGGAATAACCATAAACGTATGAATATCTACACTCTCGATTTTGAGACCTATTACTCGCAAACCTATTCCTTGTCAAAGCTGACAACGGAAGAATATGTGCGTGGCTCAGAGTTTGAAGTTATTGGAGTATCGGTAAAGGAAAATGATAATGAGGCAGTATGGTTTTCGGGAACTAAAGGACAAACCAAAAAGTTTTTGGAGTCGTTCAATTTCGGCGAACACCTCGTCTTGGCTCACAACGCTATGTTTGATGCCGCTATTCTTACTTGGCATTTTGGGATTGCTCCTCGTGGCTGGCTTGATACACTTAGCATGGCTCGTGCAATACATAGCACAGAAGTTGGCGGTAGTTTGGCAAAACTTACTGAGTATTATGGGCTTGGACAAAAAGGCGACGAAGTACTCAAAGCGCTAGGTAAGCGCCGTATAGATTTCAACGAAGAAGAATTAGCGTTGTATGGCGAGTATTGTAAGAACGATACGGAACTTACATATAAGTTGTTTAACTGCATGTCCCCGCAATTTCCACAAAGCGAGCTAAGACTAATTGACTTAACCATACGCATGTATAGCGAACCGTCTTTATATCTGGATGTAGCCGTTCTTAAAAGTTATTTAGGAAACTTAATATATGAAAAAGCAAAACTACTTGATAACCTTGGACTAGAAAACCGTGACTCATTAATGAGTGGCGAAACTTTTGCAGAAATGTTAAGGATTTTAAATGTTGTACCGCCTAGAAAGATTAGTCCTACAACAGGCAAAGAAGTTTATGCGTTTGCTAAGAATGATGAGGAGTTCAAAGCCTTACTGGAACACCCTAGTCCAGCAGTACAAGCCTTAGTTGCCGCTCGCTTGGGTGTTAAGTCTACGCTAGAAGAAACAAGAACTGAGCGATTTATTAACATTGCCGGCAGAGGCTTATTACCAATACCCCTACGCTACTATGCGGCACACACAGGCAGATGGGGCGGCGACGATAAGATTAACATGCAGAACTTGGGCCGCAAATCTACGTTAAAGCGTGCCATCGTAGCGCCGAAAGACCATGTGATTATTGATAGCGACTCATCACAAATTGAAGCGAGAACTATTGCGTGGCTGGCTGGTCAAGACGATTTGGTTGATGCGTTTGAGAAAGGGCAAGATGTATACAAAATCATGGCTTCGGCTATCTATGGTAAGGATGTTACGGAGATATCGGAGGGCGAGAGGTTCGTCGGTAAAACGACCATACTTGGATGTGGCTATGGCATGGGGAGCAAGAAATTCGGGGCGCAACTCAAGACATTCGGTGTGGAGATTGCGGAAGATGAAGCCGCTCGTATTATCTCGGTCTATCGCCAAACCTATCCAAAAATACCTGCCCTTTGGAGAGAAGCAGGATTAGCTTTGGATGCCATCATAGCGGATGCTAGCTGTGATGTAGGTAGAAACGGCGTGTTGTATGTAGACGGACTTAAGGGTATCAGACTACCCAATGGCTTGTATGTGAAGTATCCAAACTTACGCAAGCAAGAAACCGAAGGAAAGAGTGAATATGTATACGACACCAAAAGAGGTAGAGCAGTTATCCCTAACAGAATCTACGGGGGCAAAGTGGTTGAGAATCTATGCCAAGCGCTTGCGAGAATCATCATTGGCGAACAGATGCTCAAAATCAACAAGAAGTACAAAGTAGTAATGACTGTGCATGATGCGATTGCTTGCGTAGTACCTGAAGCACAAGCGCAGACGGCGAAAGAGTTTGTAGAGATGTGCATGCGGTTAAGACCCGAATGGGCAAAGGAACTCCCACTTAATTGTGAGAGCGGTTATGGTAAAAGTTATGGAGATTGTTAATGATTAATGATTTATGGGAAAAGGCTAATGAGATTAGCGAAATTAGTTACAAGATTCATAGTGCGGCTATGGTAGTAGAACTAGTAGCGGCAGACATTAGCGATGATGCTCAGAGTGGTTCATTATGGCTAGCAAGAGATGTGTTAGCAGAATTAAGCGACAAGTTAGACGAGAAGGCATCAGATATTATGACTTGGAATCGTAAAAATGCAGAAGCCCAGCAAGAAGCTAAAGAAGAAAAGCTAATTAAAAAGGCGAAAAAGAAAAAATGAACTTCAAAGAAGATTTTATTTTTATGTTAATAGCGTTTGCGTTTATTGCGGCGGTATTTTTCTTTTTTCCACCCCATGTAAAAGCACAAACTAACCAAGCGTATAACTGGGAATACAACCCTAATAACTGGGCGAACAACGCTAACAACTTTAACAATACGGCTATGGACTACAACAATAGTCCTTTCAATTATCAGAATAGCCCTATGAACTACAACTCAACCAATGGCGTTTACGACAACAGAGGTAATCGAATTGGTTACGAGGTGCAGTCCTCACAAGGGACTGTGAATTATTTTGATAACAACGGCAACCGCATAGGGTATTCAAGATGAACAACTTAAACAATATTAAATTACGGGATTACTTTGCGGCGCAGATTATCCAAGGTATTTGTGCTGGTGATTGGAAATTAGCTATGCCTGATGGTAAAACATGGGATGAAATAGCTACACGCCGCGCCTACGAGATTGCTGACGCCATGCTTAAAGAACGTGAGATTGATAACGTATGAACGAACAAGACGAAGATACGGCACAGAAAGTTAAGACATACGGTAAAGATATTCAAGTAGCGTGGAATATGATGTCTACACACAATAGTGAATTGTTATTGGAAAATTATGAATTGAAAGAACGCTTAAATAAAGTATGGAACATGAGTGTATATAAGTTTATTGCGTGGAAGATTAAGGGCTGGTTAGATGCAAGGAACATATATGAATGAGAACGATTTAAGGGATTGCTTTGCGATGTTTGCGTCGTTGAGGATAGGTTTAGATGGAACTAATGAGGTTATGCTAGCCAGTGCAGAAAGATGTTATGCCTTTGCAGACGCCATGATTGAAGCACGCAATAAAGCACCCGAAGAACATGGAATTGTTGCCGTTAAGAAAAGGAGAACAAAGAATGTTTGAGCCCGCTATGCGTAACCCTCATGCAACCCATGTGGACTTTGGCTTTTTGCGTGGGCTAATTCCCGCCAACCCTAAAGCTATGCCATCTAATATTGACATGGTGTTTGAACGTAAGGCTCATTTTTTATTTGGTGAGTGGAAACGCCCATCAGAAAACATGAGCAGAGGACAAGAAATCGTGCTAGTTAATTTAGCAAAGCAACCTAATACTACAGTCTTAGTAATTACAGGCAATACAGATAACGGTGTAGAAGTATTGGATATTCAAGCTATTAACAAGTATGGAATGTATGTGCCGATTGGCAAGGATGCAGATGATTTAAAGAGTATCCTCAATGATTGGTACGTTCAGGCAGATGCGTCATGAGTAGCTGGTTAATTGCATGTATTGGTGTTGTATATACCGTCGTAGCCGTAGACTTTATACGTAAGGGGCAGATTGGATTAGGAATTGCGTTTATTGGATATGCAATAGGTAACGTAGGATTATTTATAGAGGCAAGGTAAATGGTTTGTGATTTTTGTAAAACACACAAAACAAAAGTTATAGATTCGAGATTTTTTTATGACCCAAAAACAAAAAACAATTATGTCGAACGAAAAAGAAAATGTGAAGGATGCCAAGAAGTCTTCTTCACTATCGAAAAGAGAGTTGAATGATTTGCTAGAACAAGGCTTAGCCATACTTCAGGTTTCAGGTTGCTACGTTCCACAATATAGGATTCTTGATAATGGCTCTGTTTTCTTTCATAACGACATGCCTAGCGCAGAACTGCAAAGATTTATTAACTTACTTAACAACGACGAAGGATACTAATATGCAACAAGAGTTTCAATATTTTAGTGACGACACAGTTATTGTCGGGGCATCAGGCAACAAATATGTGCCTATAGACTTTACGCCCCCGAATGTCAAAGTTAAAGATAATGTCAATCACCCTAAGCATTACACCAACCACCCATCAGGTATCGAGTGCATACAGATTACTGAGCATATGGGATTTAATCTTGGCAATGCGATTAAGTATATTTGGCGTGCAGATTTAAAAGGCGAAGCAATAGATGATTTGCGTAAAGCCGTTTGGTATATTCAACGTGAAATTGCAAAGAGAACTAAATGAAAACAATTTGTGTAGTTAATTTTTGGGAAGGGGCATTTGATGGAGATTTCTTTGATTACTTTTTCCGTACTGCTTTCGGTGACATCGTTTATACTCACAATCCACATGCGGCTGACCTTATTGTTACCTCAGTATTTGGAAATGTCCCTACCGACCCTGCAAAAACACTTGCCTTTATCGGGGAAAATATACGCCCTAATTTTGTTAATTACAGTTATAGCCTTTCCTTTGATTACGATACCTATGGTGGTAGGAATTTTCGTTTCCCTCTTTGGTATGCTCGCTTAGCTTGGCCTAGGTTTAAGCAAAAGGTTCGTGACGAGAATGGACATAACCACGGCTATGAAGATTTAATTGATATTAAAAGCCTTACCCGTGGTCGTAAGTTAGACATAGCAAGCAAGGATAAGTTCTGCGCCATGATAGCGGGTAATCCTGAAGGGTTGCGAGTGAACTTGTACAACTCTATATCAAAGTATAAGCAAGTAGATGGTTACGGGAATATGTTTGGCAATCCTTTACGTCAATCTAAGTTTGATATCTTGCCTGAATACAAGTTCTGCCTTTGCCCTGAGAACTCTATATACGACGGATATGTTACTGAAAAACTTATTGATGCGTACGCTGGCGGTACTGTGCCTATTTATAGCGGTACTATGTCTGTGGATTGCGACTTTAATGAACAGGCATTCTTGAACTACATGAATACTAAGGACATGGCTTTTTTTGTAAACAGAGTAGCAGACTTGGATGAGTATGAAGAACTTTACAAAGCCTATTACGAACAACCATTATTACTAAAAGAGCCTAGCCTTAACGAAGCGCTTGCATTTGTGTGGAACATAACTACAAGAATGAGCAAATAATGGTAATAACGTATAACCAATACCATTTAGGTGATAACTTAATTCACTTAAATTACTTGCGTCGCTTGGGTATTCCTGCGGTGCATCATTGCCATCCTATGTACCACAAAGAGTTAGCACCATTAGTTGAGGGTACGGAAATAACTTTAGGTGGCACAGAAGTAACGGCTGGTGCGGTTGATGCGTGGATAAACACGGGCAATTTTTTGGTATCTCACCCCGATAAAAAAGATTGGGTGAAGTTTCACTTTGCTTGGTTTGATAGGTTATCTGAAAAGCTGAGGGTTGATAACCCAATTAAGACTGTGGATGATTTCTTGTTTGATTATCCAGCGCTAAATAAACAGGTATACCCGCATTTTGATTACCTAATTATTAACGCCCCACCTAACTCTGGTCAGTTACCTGATTTTAACTATGAGTTTTTTAAAGCTAAAGCACAAGAGTTACTTGACCAAGGGTTTACTGTAGCAACTACCCATCCTACAGACATTTGTTATAGCACGATGGATTTGGGTATGTCGGTATCCGACATCGGCAATTTATCTAAGTATGTATCTCATATTATTTCTGTAGACACAGGACCACTTTGGCCTACCTTTAATGTGCATAACAAAGAAACCGTAAAGACTAGGATTGTTTACGGCACAACATCTACCAAAATGGATATAACACCTAACGTATTTTGCAGGGAGAGTTTGAAATGAACGCAAATGAACTAGCTGATAAATTGATGTCCAGCCTTACTATGGAATATGACTGCGATGAGTATATGGAACAAGCAGCCACCATGCTACGCCAGCAACAAGAAAAGCTGACCAAGTACAAACTGCGCCATGTTGCACAGCATGACAGAATTGCAATATTAGAAGCGCAGCATAAACAGCAACAAGCTGAAATAGAGGCGTTGAAATACTTTTTAAAAGCAAATGAATTGTATTTGTCTTATGTTGAATGGAGGCATACAAAATGAGCAATGAACCAGTAGCGTGGACTACAAACGAATTAGATACTACTAATTGGGGTGACACAGATTGGCAAATTACTGTTACCAAAGAAAGATGGTCAGACAAACAAATTCCACTTTACACCCATCCAGCAAAGACACTAACAGATGAGGAAATAAAAGAAATGTATAACGAACATTGTGTTGAAGGTAAACATGGTTTTAATTATTTTAAATGGCTGGATTTTTCTAGAGCAATACTAAGAAAGGCAAAAGAGAATGGCTGATATAACCATGTGTCGTGACGAAACTTGTAAGAAGCGTGAAAGGTGCTATCGGTTTACTGCAAGAGTGACACCAGAGTACCAGTCTTACTTTGTGGATAGTCCAAGACAAGGCAAAGAGTGTAAATACTTTAGTGATAACCAAGACAAAACTAAACGAATGAGGAAGAACTGCGAATGAACGCAAATGAACTAGCTGATGAATTGGATAGTATTTCTTATGATTGCACAATTGAAGAATGGAGAGCATCAGCATGATTAAAAATCTTATTGACATCGCAAAAGAGTTTTTAGGTGTTGTTTTTGGTGCAATTGCTTTACTAGCGATTACCTGCGCTATTCTTTTTGGCATTGGTTTTGGTATCTACAGCATTTTTGAGGCCGCTAAGTCACCAGAACAAAAAGCCAAAGAGCAGGCACAAGAGATTGCCGAGCGCACACCACACGTATATAGCAAGATAGATGGCTGCACCGTATATGTTTGGAAAAACGGTAACTATAACAGTTACTTTACCAAGTGCGATAACACCAACAAAGTGGTTACAGAGTTTAGTCATGGAGAAAGCTGCGGTAAAGCATGCACGAAGAAAGTAACGGAAACGGTGGAGACTAACTAATGCGAGTAATGGTAATCACCCCGACTACTGGGAAAGATACGGTGCTAAAGGCTATTGAAAGCGTACGAAACCAAAGCATCAAAACTGAGCATTTAATTGTTGTGGATGGGAGCGGAGATATTTCTGACCGCTTTTCTAATATGCTTTTAAATAAGATTAGCCCTAACTACGAAAACCCTTTGCAGTGGCTTACCCTACCCGAAAACGTAGGTGGTAATGGCTGGTATGGACACCGAGTCTATGCCGCTATGCCGTTAATGGTAAACGCTGATTACATTCTATTTTTGGATGAGGATAATTGGTTCGAACCCAATCATGTGGAAACCATGATTAGAAAAATAGAGAGCAAAAAACTAATGTGGTCTTACTCACTAAGGAGAATTATCAATGAACGAGACGAATATGTTTTTGACGATGATTGCGAGGCACTCGGTAGATACCCGACGTTTTATGACCATACTGTCAATTTTGTTGATACTAATTGCTATTGTTTTCGGCGTGAATATTTGGTTGGTGTGGCGCACAATTTTTATGGACAGTGGGGTGCAGACCGCCAGTTCTATAAAGCTGCCGCCAAACATTTGCCTTCCTTTGGATGCACAGGAGAGGCTACAGTTAATTACAGAGCACCCGAACGCCTACTTGGAATGTTTAAAGAAGGCAACAAATTAATGAAACAGGCTTATAAAGAGCCGCTACCGTGGAGGTTGAAATGATTGAAACTCTAATAAAACCCCAAGCATTAGATAACGACGTTGCTGTAATGAAAATATTACAACTAATGGGACAACTAACGCCTAACGATATTGCTTACGTATTAAGAGTATCAGCGCAAGTTTATGACGCTATCGCACTAGGAGATAAATATAATGGAAATTAAAGTAAAAGTAATTAAAGAAAACAAAGATGGTTCTGCTGATGCAATGGTAAATTTTGATGAAGAAGGCTTAGAATTCTTGGTGCAAGAAGGACTGTTATCTTTAATAAACCAAGCAATTGCAATGAATAAAAATGCACGAGAAGGTATTAAATTACGTAAGAAGTTAAACAAGGAGAAGAAATGAGTAAGAAACCAGCAATTCCCAGCAAGTCGCCAGTGCCGCAACAACCGCAATTTCAAAAGCCGGAAAACATTTTGTTTGTGGCTACACCAATGTATGGTGGTTTATGTACAGGTATGTATTCTTCTGCTGTCGCACAGTCTATTGGCGTAATGCAAGCTAACCGTATTGGCATGCTATATAGCTTTATGATGAATGAGTCTTTAATTACCCGTGCTAGAAACAGTTTGGCATATGACTTTTTACAAAGCGAAGCTACTCATTTAATGTTTATTGATGCCGACATTGGATTTAATCCTAACTTTATTCCGCCAATGATTAAAGCAGATAAAGACATCATTTGTGGTTTGTATCCAAAGAAAGAAATTAACTGGATGACCGTAGAAGAGGCAGTTAAAAACGGAGTTCCGCCACAAGAGTTAGAAAGATATACAGGCGCATTTGTTGTAAACCTTGTAGATAACAAACAAGTAACTACTAATATAAACACACCGATTGAAATTGACAACGGCGGTACAGGATTTATGTTAATTAAGCGCAAGGTATTTGAGGGTTTAATTGGTAAAGTACCAACTTATACTAACGATATGTACCACGCAGTAGATGCAGTGCGCACACCTAAGATTATTAACGAGTTCTTTGCTACTAGCATTGACGAAGAATCTAACCGCCTATTATCTGAAGACTACCATTTTTGCAAAATTGCAAGGAAAGCGGGGTTTAAAGTTTGGGCAGCGCCTTGGTGCACATTGACCCATACAGGTACTTATAACTTTAGCGGCGCATTGCCAAGGTCAGCATAATGAAGTGGTCATATAGTAGCCTGAAGTTATTTCAGCAGTGCCCTAAAAAGTACTACCATTTGAAGGTTGCTAAGGATGTAGCCCAACAAGATACTACGGCTACTAACTATGGGAAAGAGGTACACAAAGCTGCTGAGGATTACATCAGTAAGGGTGTACCTGTTCACCCTAAATATGACTACATGGTTCCAATTCTTGAGTCTTTGGAAAACATTAAGGGGGATAAATATTGTGAACTTGAACTTGGCATTTCATGCAAAAATGGTAGGTTTAATTCTTGTGGATTTGATAGCCCTGATTACTGGTGGCACGGCATTGTTGATTTACTCATCGTTAACGACGATAGCGCTTATATGGTTGATTATAAGACTAGTAAGAACGCTAAGTATGCCGATTTAAAACAGTTAGATTACATGGCTTCGGCTGTGTTTTTAAAGTTCCCCAAAGTACTGGAGATTAAGTCTGCCCTAGTATTTGTAGTTAGTGGCGAGTTTGTGCAAAAGAAGCACGAACGGATGTTTCACTTAGCGTATTTAGAGTCCGCCATGCAAGACCTGAACCGACTAGAAAATGCAGTGCAATCAGGGGTTTGGAATCCAGTATCAGGACCGCTATGTAAGTTTTGCCCTGTTAAAAACTGTATGCATAATAGGAGTTATTAATGGAAGATATTAGCCAAGAAGCCGTAGATTCAGCCCTAATCTTAGAAAATAAACTAAAGGAACGGGTACATGCCATCGTAGAACGAGTGGTGGTCAATATAGTGGGTGAGGAAATCCATGCCGCTATAGAACGTGAAAAGCAAGCCATGATGACAGAAATTACCTTGTCTATCGGAAAGGCTTTACAATCTATAGAAAAAGACGGACGAGTGCCTTTATGGGAAACGAATCCCTATGACACTAATATACCAGACTTTATTCCTTCAAAGGAAGACCTCGAACAACTCAAAATAGTAGGAATGTAATATGCCATACAAGAACAAAGCTGACAGAAAATACAAGCAAGCTGCTAATTATGAGGATTCTCCTGAGCAAGTAAAGCATAGGGAAGAACGTAACGCACTACGCCGCAAACTATTGAAAGAAGGCAAAGTTCATAAAGGCGACGGTAAAGATGTAGCCCATAAAAAAGCACTTGACAAGGGCGGCTCTGCTAAGGATGGATATTTTGTGCAGGATGCTAGCGGCAACCGCTCTTTCAAGAGAGATTCTAAACACAATTTAGTTTCAGAAGTAAGCAAAAAAGAACGTAAAAAATAAATGCAAGATTACAACTGGCCCGGACAATATAAACCTTTTGACCACCAACGCATCACCGCCAGTTTCCTAGTTAACAAACCTCGAGCTTTTTGCTTTAACGAGCAAGGTACTGGGAAAACTGCTTCTGTAATTTGGGCGGCTGATTACCTAATGAATTTAGGTGTGGTACGTAGGGTGCTTGTGGTATGCCCACTATCTATTATGAAATCTGCATGGCAGAACGATTTGTTTAAGTTTGCTATGCACCGTTCATGTGACGTGGCGTACGGCAATAGAAAGAAGCGTGCAGACATCATCAATAGTGATGCTGAGTTTGTCATTATTAACTTTGATGGTTTGGCTATCGTCAAAAATGAAATCTTAAATGGCGGCTTTGACCTTATCGTTATTGATGAAGCTAACGCATATAAAAACCCAACAACAGAACGCTGGAAAATATTGCGTGATTTATCTAAGACAATTAAAGGTCTATGGATGCTTACTGGTACTCCAGCAGCACAATCACCAGTTGACGCATTCGGATTAGCTAAGATAATCAACCCTAAAAATACACCTGCGTTCTTTGGTCAGTTCCGTGACCAAGTAATGACCAAGGTAAGTATGTATCGTTGGGTTCCAAAACCTAATGCGCAACAAGTGGTGCATAGCGTACTACAACCAGCGATTAGATTTGAGAAAGACCAATGTTTAGATTTACCTGAATTAACTTTTGTAGAACGTGATGCACCGCTAACGCCACAACAAAACAAATATTACAAAATGCTTAAGGACGACATGATTATGAAAGCAGCGGGAGAAGAAGTAAGTTCTGCTAATGCTGCTACCAACATTAATAAACTACTACAAATATCCGGAGGTGCGGTGTATACGGATACTAGAGAAATTGTAGAGTTTGATGTATCCAACCGACTACAAGTTATTCTTGAAGTGATTGAAGAAAGCAGCCATAAGGTGCTGGTGTTTGTGCCGTTTACGCATACCATTGAATTACTTAAAGATTTTCTTACCAAGAACAATATATCTTGCGAGGTAATCAATGGCGCTGTATCAGTTAATCGTCGTAGCAGTATTGTGGATGACTTTCAAAAGACCGATAACATCAAGGTGCTAATCATCCAGCCACAAGCTGCATCGCACGGGTTAACCCTAACTGCGGCTAATACGGTGATTTGGTATGCACCTGTTATGAGTGTAGAAACGTACCTACAAGCTAATGCACGTATCAACCGTCCAGGCCAAAAGAATGCAATGACTGTGGTACACATTAAAGGAAGTGAAGTGGAATCAAGGCTTTACAAAATGTTGAGCAATAACATTAATAATCACGCTAGAATAATAGACCTATACCGCCAAGAGATTGAAGAAACTTCTTGACAAAGTAAAACAAAAGAGTATAGTTGTAATTTATCCCTTTAACTAGGAGCATGTTGTGGAAGAAAAAGTATCGGCTGAGGAATTAGCTAAGATTTACGTAAAAATTCGGGACGCCAAAGAAGCTAAGGCCAACGAGTTCGAAACAGAATTAGCAAAGTATCAAGAGCAACTTGATATGGTCGCTGACAAAATGTTGGAGCTATGCAAAGAGCAGGATGCAACAAGCATACGCACTAACTCTGGAACCATAATTCGCAGGGTAGCTATACGTTACTGGACGAACGACTGGGATTCAATGTACAAGTTCATAAAGGAGCATGAGGCATACGGGCTATTAGAGCGGCGTTTGCATCAGACCAATATGCGCCAGTTCCTTGAAGAGAATCCAGACCTAATGCCACCGGGTACTTTGGTGGATAGTAAATACACAGTAATAGTTCGCAGAAGTTAAATTAAAAGGAGAAGTAAATGAGCAATATTTCAGTATTTAAACAAGATGTACCAGACTTCCTACGTACTGGTGGTCTAAACGATTTAACCAAATCTCTTGCTGGTAATGCATCAGGCAGCAAACGTATTTCAATCCGTGGCGGGGTATTCCGTAAGATTGTTGGCGGAGAAGAAGTAGGTAAGATTACTGGGCGTGAGCTTAATGTAATTATTGTTAATGCCGCTAAAAATGTATCCCGCATTTTCTACGCTGGTGCATATAACCCAACCGAGATTGTTCCGCCTACATGCTGGTCAAGCGACGGTAATGCTCCTGATGCAGGAGTAGAAGATAAGCAAGGTGCAAGTTGTGCAAGCTGCCCACAAAATATTGCAGGGTCAGGTCAAGGTAATAGCCGTGCTTGCCGCTATACACGCCGTGTTGCAGTATTGTTAGAAGGTGATATGACTGGTGATGTTTATCAGTTGACGCTTCCAGCTACTTCAATCTTTGGTAAAGGTGAAGGCAACGTACATCCGTTTGAAAGCTACATCAAATACATCGCTGGTAATGGTCGTAACATTAACCAAATCATAACGCAGATTAGTTTAGATACTGATAGCGATACACCTAAGTTGTTGTTCTCTCCAGTACGTCATATTAACGAAGATGAATGGCATGTAGCTACAATTGCTGGAGATTCTTTAGAAGCTAAGAATGCGATTACAATGACTGTCGCTCAGACTGATGGTGTTAAAAAGCCTAAGTTAGAAGCACCTAAAGCAAAGCCTAAGACTCAAATGGAACCAGATGAGGAAATCGCTGAGCCAGTTAAACGTGTTGCTAAAAAGCCAGAGGTTGCTCCTGATGGTAAGAAAGATTTAGCTTCCGTTATCAACGCTTGGAGTGATGCTTAGTAATGAGCTACGGGTATAGTTCAAGACTCGTCCAGTTAAACAAGAAGGCTAATAAGTCTAACTTGGGCGTGCTCTTGGGCAGAAAGTGTATTGCTAATAATATGGAAGTTATACGGGTTTCTGAGATTCTTGGGGTTAGCCGTATGACTATCTATAACTGGTTTGTTGGAGCACATGAACCACAAGCAAAACACGAAGTAGCAATAAATAAGTTACTTAGTATTTTTAAATAATATTTGGGTGTAATTTGAGAGGGGGCCACTCCCCCTCCGATTCCCCGTCTTTGGAAGATATAGATGACAACGATTGATTTGTTAGACACAGTACTCCCGCCCGGCGGATGGTTTGCTGTAGTCGGCATCAAGGGTAAAGTCGTCAGGCAAACATTAGTTCAAACTAGGGAAGAAGTAAACAAGCTAGCAGATGAGTTGGTGCGGGAGAAATTTAATGTATTTTTCGGTTGCGCCAAGTACAAGGAAGACACTAATCGCACAAAAGATAATGTAGGGTTTTTAAAATCATTCTGGCTAGACATTGATTGCGGCATTGATAAAGACGAAGCTAATAAAGGTTACATAGACCAAGCTACTGGCATGGAAGAACTCAAAAGGTTCTGTAGTGTTATTGGCTTGCCAAGGCCTTTAATTGTTAATTCTGGTAGAGGCTTGCATGTCTACTGGGCGCTTACTGAAGCTATCTCTAGAGAGCAATGGGAACCTGTTGCTGCACGACTACATGAGCTTTGCAAGACGCATAAACTT